GCCAATATGCAATTTTTAGAATCATTTATAAAGAGCCCCAACTTCACATTTATCAGAGAAGACATCGCAAAAATATCATTTCTGCCAGACTGCGATTATGTAATTAATCTCGCAGCAGAATCGCATGTAGGCAATAGCATTATTGATAGTGCCGATTTCATCACCTCTAATGTAATGGGAGTAAAGAACCTTTTAGATTTAATACGACAAAAACCAGCAAATGTGAGCGACCAGCCTGTGTTTTTTCATTTTAGCACTGACGAGGTATACGGCGATATTACTACTGGTGCTCACGTCGAGACAGACATTTTAAAGCCTAGTAATCCATATTCTGCATCAAAGGCCGCAGCCGATATGTTAGTGACGGCATGGGCCAGAACTTATAATCTTAAATATGTAATTTTACGGCCAACAAATAATTATGGTATAGGCCAATACCCAGAAAAACTAATTCCACTTACTGTTAAGCTTTTAATGAGAGGCAAAAAAATTAGACTTCACAACGAAGGTAAACCCATTAGAAACTGGCTTCATGCTGACGATACAGCGACCGCCGTAATTGCTCTTATTGAATCTGGCTCTATAAATGAAATATTTAATGTAGCCGGTACTTCTGAAAGACAAAATATCGAGACAGTAAGTAAAATTTTAGAATGCTATTTCAAAGAAAAAAGAGATTGGACAGAATTTCTGAATTTGACATGCATTCGCGAAGGGCAGGATATAAGATATGCCCTTAATGATGACAAACTTCGTTCTTTAGGTTGGAAACCTGAAAGAAAATTTAATGACGAAATAAAAGAAATAGTTGAATATTATAAACAAAATTTTAAATGGTAATTTTAAAAGGAGAACAAAATGCAATTATCAAATCAAGCACTTGGAGCCATCATGATGGCCTTACAAGAATCGCTAATGAACCAAACGGATATCGTTCCGGTCCTGCAGGGATTCGAACTCGACGTAACTGAAGATGGTTTAATAGTTAAAAACCCACCCACTGTAAGAGTTTCGCATTCCGAAACAACTACTGAAACAACCGAATAACACAAATGCCACGCTATAAATATCAATGTAGCGAATGTGCACATGTTGTGCTAGTATTTCACGGAATAGATGACGTATTCACAGATCATACATGTATTATTTGTGAATCACAAGATACTTTAAAAAAGATTCTCACTCGTCCTACAATCGTTCAAAATACCACCACCACCACAGAACAAGAAGTGGGGGAGATCACGAAAGAGCACATTGAGGCTAATCGTGAAATATTAGAACAACAAAAAAAAGAAGCAAAGGAAGAAACTTATGAACCGTCTTGAAATTATATTATCGGCAATATTGACACTATCAGTAATCTTAAATATAGGATTATTAGCATACGCCCGAGGAGCCCTCGTTAGAATTGTATCAGTTTCAGAAGAATTGGGAGATCTACAAAGAATGGTAGATTCATTTGCCCATCATCTTAAAGCTGTTTATGAATTAGATTCATTTTATGGTGATGAAACCCTTCGAAGGCTCCTGGAGCACGCGATTTCATTTAATGAACAAATGGATACGTTTGATTATATTATATCTCTAACAGAGAATCCCCCCGAAGAGGAAATAGAAGAAGCAACAAATGACACAAATGACGAAGAAACAGAAGAAGAGAGCTAGACGCAAAAATTATTATTTTACTTTAGATCACGAAGAAGCAATATTACGATATGTGCGCACTACTTGTCAGCGTGAGCGCACAGAATTATATGTAGAATATATCCAACCAGCTTTTAATGAGATGGTTGATAAGATTGTTTTTACCTATAAGTTTACTAATTTGCCTAATTGCGATTCTTTAAGAGAGGAATGTAAGATTTGGTTAATGACAATTCTTGACAAATATGATCCAAATAAAGGCTCTAAGGCCTTTTCTTATTTTTCTGTGATCACAAAAAACTGGTTTATTCATAAAGTTAAACGACAGCAAAAACGTAACAAGCGCGAGGTTGATTACGATAATATTTCAAAAGCATATGAAGAAGAATTTCTATCTACTAGCGAATCCTATATAACAAATCGAGAAGAAGAGGAATTTTGGAAATTATTTTATAAAGAACTCCAATCATGGGATGTCGCTCAAATGAAAGAAAATGATTTAAAAGTCTATAAAGCAATTAATATCCTTTTCGAATCAAAAGAAGACATTGATATTTTTAATAAAAAAGCTATTTATTTATACTTAAGAGAGATTACAGGGCTAAACACAAAACAGATTGTCAATTCACTTAAAAAATTCAGAAAAAAATATTATAGTTTTAAAGACGATTGGGAAAGCGGAGAATTATGAGCAAGAAAAATTTAGAAATACTTATTGACGAAGCGCTAGATAATATTCGCAGCGACAGAAAAGTGGCCCGAGAATTTTTAAATGAAATTGCTAACCAAATTGCAAAAGACGAAGAACAAAATAAATATTTGAGCCCCGTCGCCGCAAAACACATAGAAACGCTGCAACGATCAAACGAACAACTTGTAAAGCTGATAGGTTTAAGACAAAAGGCCGGCGCCCAAGATCTTGGCCTAACAGATGAAGACAAAAATAGTTTATTTGATATGATTCAAGGAGATTTGATCGATGGCAATTAAGAATTTTTTGGATTGGTCACAATTTACAACCCGCGGTGGAGGTTTAGAATTATTTGGAAATGCGATTAGAAAATCTTTAGAATTTAATCAATATGGAGATCAGACAACTTTCCGCGCAGTTGCTTTAACTGATGCGCATCCGCTACAATCCGGAATAGCCAACCTCCAAGAACAACGCATTACCGGGCAAGAGTCAGAAGCCAGCAGCGAACTATTGGCCACCATCGAAAAGAAATTAACAAATTTTATACTTAAAGCAAGAATCCTTGGAGACAATTCGCCCCATTCTTTTTTACCCGATCCTTGTGATCCGACAACAGCAGCCGATCCAGACCAATTAATATCGATTATTAAAATGCACACTAGCTTTGTATCAACGGCTGATTCACTCCTCAGTGATGAGCCTATGGTAAAAAAAGGAGATATTATTTGGGTAGAGTTAAAGAAAAACGTTTTTTCATATGATTTGCAATTTGGTAAATTTTTACAAAAGGCGCGGGATAAAGAAGTCCTCGCAGAGACCTCTGCCGTCTGCGGCACTTTATCTACTATGGATTGGGGATCCGGGGTTGTTGGAGAAGGCGCCACCGAAGATCCAGGCGGATTTAAGTGGTCAAATCGTCAAAGACAATATACTGTTACGTGGCAATCTACTGAGTTTCCTGAATACAACGGCAAGATTCTAAAGAATGGCGAAATTGAAGATTCTGGAATGCTGGTTACGGATCCCGAATCCGGCGCCCAGTTAGTTCAGCCCGCGATGAACGATTTTCTGTTACTTGCAGCAGCATATAAAGCAAAGTTTAATGGCAAGTCACTCACTGGTTATGGTTATCGTACATACACGGGCCAGGTCTCGGCCCGAATGATAAGAGTCGCCGGTGACCAAAATTGCGGTAACCCTAACGGCGAAGGTTCCGGCGATAAGGACGCAAATTGTAAGTTTGTAGGCGCCGCGGCCACACCAGGAAGGTCTAATCATGGTTGGGGAGCAGCAATTGATCTAAGAGGAAGCCAATTTCGATCCGCCGCCAAAGGGGGCACAGCGCCCGATAATGAAGAATTTAAATGGATAAACAAGTTTTCTAAAAACTATAACTTTGTTTTTGGAGTTAGCGATGAGCACTGGCACCTTGATTGGATGAAGTATAGTCAAAACGTTGTCGGCCTCCCGCGCCCAACTGCTCAAAACTCCTGGACAGCAGAAGGCCAAAATGATGATAGTATAACTCTTACTTAAAAATATTAAGCTATAACTAAACGAAAAAAGCAACAAAACACATGTCAGATAAAAAGAAATTATTTACAACAGAACATCTTAATGATTTTCTTCAACAAAACTATAGAACGCCACATCAAATTCTTGAGGAAGGAGGAGCATTAAATGAGGCTACTGCCGGCCTTTTGCAGACAGATGTTCCAGAGCCAACGCCTAGTTTTATTGCTGCAAAAAGCACTAAGATTCTTTCACATAAAAATTCACATATCGTTTTTGGGAGAGATCGTCCATCTACTTTGGGTTCTGGTTTTGGTGGGGTAGGTGCGCAAGGAACAAATACGATTGATATAGTTGTTGGGCGAATGTCAAGTGTTGAAATTGATGATGGAACTCATGTTGATAACAGTTTCACTGCAGATGCTGCTAGAATTTATATAAGCCAACTAACAAAAGTTGATGAAAATTTTGGATTAGCAGATAGCCCTAGTGTTCCCAAAAAACCAGCTTCAGCGATTGCTATGAAAGCAGATGGAATTCGAATTATAGGTAGAGAGGGTGTTAAAATTGTGACCGGTGGCCATCCTGGCGCCGGCGAGAAAACCTCTCTCGGCGGCCGCATCGGCGCTGCCCCCGGTATTGATTTAATTGCCGGTAACTTTACCGATCCGCGAAGGACCCTCCCAGATCCATGGCCCGATCTAACAGAGTATGGTTTCCCACCTGTCGACACCCTCCAGCCACTTTTACTAGGAAAGAATACAAAACAAGCCTTGCAAGAATTAAGTCAAATTATAGACGAAATTTGGAGCGCGGTATATTGGATGGCCATAATTCAGAATAATGTGCTTAGTACAATGTCGGCATGTCCCGTGGGCCCCGCCCCCGCGCGCGGGGGCGGAGGAGTCGGCCCAGTCGTTTCAGGCGTGTCGCTGGCCATGACTCAGCTTATGCCAACATGGGTTTTCTCTCCTCTGGGGCAAACACGCAATACTAAAATGGTTTGGGAAAGAAACTATTTAGAACCATATGGACACAAGTATATTTGTAGTAAAAGCGTAAGGTCAACGTAATAATGTTATTGGAGATTTAAAATGGCAGAATCTAAATTTTTAAAATATCAAGATAAAAATAGAGATGGATTAACTGATGTCTGCGAAGATAAAGTTATAGTTGCTCCTATAGATAATTGCAATGACTGCAAGCCAGTTCCTAATGCTACCGTACCAAGCTGGAAAAATTTAACAATTGAGGAGCCTTATTTTAACGAAAGAGAAGCACTATACCAAGTAACCAAAGTTACCCCTTATTCTACGACAGGTGCTGATGGGGATTCTTCTTCAGAAGAATCCGATGCTATCATTAAAGAGAGATTTGATGAGTTTGTTTATGAAGCAATGGAAGCATTATTGATCGCCAACGATAAGGATACTTCAAGCTCGACACAACAGGGAGTAAAACCTTATGTTGAATATAGTGATTATTATTTAGATGTTCTTCCATCATCTAGATTAAAATTATTATATTCTATACCTTGTGATATTTTTAATGCGATAATAGAAGCCGAAGAGGAAGAGGAAGAGAAAGAGCCGGGCCCCGAAGACGAAGTTGCTCACCAAGTAACTTATGATACCGCTGATTTTTTAGAAAAACTAAAAAAGGTTCGTCAAGGCATGGGCCTATATTCGACTTATCTTAAAGTATATCAAGCTGTTGATAGTGGTAATTTAATTTTTGATGCCGGCCCACAAGAAGGTGCTGTTTTTTTTCCTGGGATATATGGAGACCGTCTTGGATTAAAGCCCGGAAAAGTATTATATAAAGTTGGCAGCCATTTAACATCATTTCTTAATGATAGAAAGATTAAGATTCCTGGCGAGTTCTGGTGCGGGTTCCGTTGTAATAGCGCTGCGAAGCTAATATTTAAATTTAATAGCGAATATAAGTTAATAGAACTGCACGTATTCACAGAAAATTGTGGAAACGTTCCTCGGATATTTAAAGGAAAGCAGCTAAATGCTTTAAATAATAAAACTAATTCGGCGTATAGGGATCCAACCGCCATGAATTATTTGATAAACCTAGATGCGATGGAGAGAGATCTCACAGCACGCACTCCGAAACCCTGGCTAGATTTTCTAATTGAATATACCTATCCACAAGTTTATTCTTCTATTAATCATGCACATGACAACGATTTAAAGGAAGGCGCGCCCGCAAGTTGTGTAGCTAAAGCTCTGGGAGACGAAGCTAAACAGTTAGGGCAAGACCTTTTAGATGAGGCCTTTGGACTAGTTGATGCTATTCTTCTTAAGTTTAACGAAAAACTATGCAAGTGGGATGGAGAAGAAGTTAAAGCAAATTGGAAAGAAATTGGCTTAATATATGATCCGGATGATTCAGAGGGAAAAAAGAGTTTATGGGCATTTGCACAAGAGCAAGCCTTAGAAGATATAGATTTTGCACACACGCCATTCGATAGTCTCTGCGCAGGAATAATAGATAAGTTAAATGGCTCTTCTAGTGTTGATGATACAATTGAAAGAGTATTTACGGAAGATCTGGCACAAATTAAATTATGTGGCCTCTCAGAATTATTGATGGAGGCTCTCTCTTGCATGTTCCAGGGGCTATCCCTGGAGGAAGCACTGTCTAGGGTATTAAAAGCGGCTCTTAAGGGAATGTCAATTGATAATTTTGGTGCGTTATTTGTAGGATTACCACCAGAAAAACAAGCAGAATTAGATGCCTTAGTAAAGAAAAAAATTGAAAGCGGTGATATTTTTAAAGACACCGGCGCAAATCAAGAGCTTTCAGACACAATAGCAGTAGCAGCAACAAGTACTGCAGCCGGAACAGTAGAGCACCCATGGAAAGCCAACCCAGAAGATCCTACAAAGGGCGGTACTCCAGGAGTCACAGTTGAAAGCACTATATCTGGTAAATCTAATAGGCCCTTGGCTAAGACATTTGATGCGGGATCTGCAGAAAACAGAGCTAAACTTAATCCCAATGTTGTATTACAAGCATATGTTATAGCTATATTAGAAATTTATAATGATAACTATCTAGAATTATTAAATGAACTTAATAAATTTCCTGGCGCCAATATAATAGCACATGTTATTGCTTCAATTAGTTGTCCAAGGCCCCCCACCAATTCAGAACTAGGAATTAGTTGGATTAAAGACGTTGAACTTCCATCACTTTGTGATATAGGTAAGTTTGACATATCGATGCCGCCTTTTAAAAATCCATTTGATTGGCTACCGGGAACAAAAGATCTCTTCGGCCTTATTCAGCAGGCGGCAATAGAAGCAATTCAACAGATGGTTATAAATATGGTGAAGATAGTTCTGACGAGATTATGCAGCATCCTCGGTGATGCCGCATGCTCGGCCCTAGCACTCGCAGGAGATCTTGCAGCGTCCTTACCAGATGTACTAACGGGTCGCGACACATTTAAAAACATCATTAAAGAATCGCTTTGCGGCGACGGCGCCGATAGCGATACTGTTGATGATACAATGGTTGAGATGCTAGCCAATTTAGGCCTAGGCGCCGCAGCCTTTGCAGATGAAGAAAGGTTAATGGAGTTTGTAGGAGACGTATCATCAAACGCCACAGCGCAGCAGTGGGCTGATATTTTGAATGGATCGCCACCAGCAGCATTTTTATCAATTATCGATAACTTAATAGAATATGAATATACAGAATATAGAGACATCCTTCCAACAGAAGAACATCTTACAAACTTATTTAAACAATGCGGTAATTTAATGCCCGTAGCAGATAGAAGCGCACTCGCTGCAGCCGCGGCAGCCATCGCTGATGGCCAAGTAAACCCAAGCCTTTGCGCCTCACCAGAACAGGTCGCAGCGCTTGAAGCTGCAAGATGCGAACTTATGCAAGGTCGCGCCACAGAAGAACAATGTCGTCAGATGCAGCCCGATCCTGATATTGAAGAAATAGCCAGCTGGGCCCACAACCCACCATTTATATTTCCTCCATTAATATCCGATCCAGGTTGTGATAATGGAATTTTACCATATGAACCAAAACAATCTGCAGAGGCAGCTTCCAGCGGAATTAGCGATCAACTAGAGGCATTAAAAAATGATTTTTCTACAGACATGCTAGGGTCTGGGCCCTGGGAATCAGATTATGGGCTTCTTAATATGATTTTGTCAGATACTCACGGTAATCCATATACAGCCCATGTAAGAAGGGTTGCTAATGATTTCGGAAAACAACAATATGTTGATTTTTATGTCGACGATGCTGAAGTCGACCGGAAAGATAAAGGAATCTGGTATGATGACATAGAGGAGCAATATGGAGCTTTCCCTATAGATGTTGCTAGTTGGTTACAAGATCAGATGACCGGTACACCGATTAGTGTTGTTTCAAATAATATATTAGATCCAGGCTCCAGAATACCGAAGTTTTATGACGGATCCGATTCTGATTTAGAAGGGACGATTTCATATGAAAGTTTAGAATATAATACAAGGATAGAAATAGATGCTGCAGCAAAAAAGGTAGTATTTTTTAAAAAACCACGGAAGGCCGCTCCAGATTTAGAGATAGAATTTCACGAAAATCATGAAGACAGAGGTTGGAGATACGAGCTTTATTTATCAGATTTAATCGAAACAGAGGATACATCACAAATAATCAATAGACCAGACGATAATGCTAGAGTAGTAATATATGAAATTGAAGGTGAAGACGAGGAAGACGAGGAGTACGAAGAAGAGGTGGTTTATGAATTTTTATCATCTGACGATACTTTAAGTAAGATTAGCACATTTGAATATCCAGCTTTTCGCGCGACATTCCAAGGCCACCAACCCTATTTGCCACAGGTTGTATTGCTGCATGAAATGCTTAAGCAAAGCGCCCCAACTGTTTCTTTAAGTAAAGATCAGGTTAAAGAATATTATGATTCACATATGTCAGAAATAATAAATGATATAAAACAGGAAATTGCCGATAATGAAGACGCTTTTACTTTTGGTGCTGCATTTGATGATTTATTGATTGGCGATATAGAATATGTTGTCAACAAAGGACAAACTTCCGCTGATGGAGGGACGCGCTATAAAAAAGTAGAAGTCCCGGAATATGATAGCGATGGCGATCCTGATGGAACAAGAAAAATTAAAAACAGAGATCAAATATTAGGTATGAGTCAAATGCAATATAATTACGAACGAGATCCGGACTCAGCCGTTCCAAATAGGGTGTTTTATTTAGATCCAGCAACTTTTGGAGGTTCATATAAGAATCCGCCTCTGTATATTAAATCAGTTGAAAATAAAGGCTGGCTTGGATTCGTTAATGTGGTGTTTCCGGAACTAAGTCCCTGTAAGCCATCTAAAACAGATGTAATTGATTTTGAAGATATTCAAGAAAAAATCTATAACACATACTCAAAAACTCCCGAAGACGAGAGATTAAAATCAGATCCAGAATGCATTGTAGAAAATCCATATGAAAGAATATTAGAAAGGCCCTCTGTTGCAGGATTGGAAGGATTAATTACGGCAACTATAAGAATATTTGCATCAGTTCATTTTATAAAATCTCTTGCAACATTTACTAAATTCAGGCCAACTTTTCCAGATAACTTTAGTTCAATGTATGCCGATTTTATTATCGAAGATATGGAGAAGTCTTTTCTTGATGCACAAGGAAGTTTTGCTGAAGCTTTTAATACCTTTAAAGACGATGAATTTTGGTATGCATTTTTAGAGCAAGCTGTACAATTATATGATAGAAGATCTGATGTAGATCGCGATGGCGATATTGTAAATCCCCCAGCAACAGCGGTTAACGCATTGATAGAAATTAATGATTTAATTGAAAGATTAGATATTCCAACCGAAACAGAATGGAAAGAACAAGAAAGATTAAAGGCCTTCGCCTCGGGCCCGGGCGCTTCCCTAGTAACTGCCGGTCTCTCGGGCCTTATAGCTGAATCTTATCAAGAATTTAAAGATAAAAAAGTTTTTAACTTTATACGCGCCACAGAAGATAAAGCAAAAGTGGTTCTTAAGCAATTAGTATTAGAGCAACTTGAGTACATGGGTAAAAAATTTATAGACAATTTAGAAGCTATTGATATGCAGCCAGATATTTATGATTTAGCATATTATCTATTAGAAAACTTTACTGCAGGAGGCGAGGACCTAGACTTAAGAAAAGAAAACCTTAAAGAAGATTTTTCAAAATTAGAAGAAGGAGACGGGCAATATACGAGTGGTGGCGACTTTAGTCTCCCAGATGGTTCAGATTATATTGGATACTATCATAGCAATGAAGACGAAGAAGGTAATATAGTTTTTATGGCTGGAGAAACCCATGTAGTAGATAGCCATGAGACCCTTACCCCATTAGAAAGTAGGATTATAGTACCAATTGGAGATATTAGCGATTATGGGACAGAAACAGGCACCAGTACAGACCCATTTGTAATAGAAAAATATATAAGCATTGAGGGAGTAAAATATAATATAGCAGAAGCTCTTGCAATAATTAAAGCCAATGATAATTCTCTAAATGTTTCTGATATTTATGCCGGCTCGCTTAGGCACGTAACGGATGATGCTGGAAGAATTGTTGGAGTTGGTGGCAAGCTGGGAATTAGATATGGATTAGAATTTTCTGCCTATATCTCTTCTGTTGCAAGTAAAATAACAATTACTAATGTTGAAATAAACGCACTAGATACTACTATAGGACAAGTGAGCGCCCTAGAAGCAAACAGTAAATTATTGTTATGCCTTATTAATAATCTCAAAGAAGACGACAAGTTCAAACTAATGTACCAGTATATTTTTCCGTTTAATAAAATGACTTCCTTTATGGCAATTTATAATGATTTAAGCTTTTTAAGTTCTATTGGACAAACATCAACTGAAGAACCCGCCCGCGGGACGGAGAACGCTAGCGAAAAGGCCGGCCGGGCTGTTACAATCAAAAAGGTAGGTCGTGGAGACGACAAGTATTATGAAACTAGTATAGCAGACGGACAAAAAGGCTGGGATCCCCCTGACTCCCGCTCGCAGCGCATGTTTGTAAGAGAATACGATAATTGGGATAGAACCTTATTAAGAAACTCAAAAGCTAGAGTTAAAAAAATATTTAAAGGATATTATTTTTCAAGAGACTTTGATCCTATGTCGGCATTTAAAGGCAGAGGCGGAAGAGGGAAACCTTCATTTCCATGGTTAAAGAATCTCAAAATGAGCTTTAATAAGGCCCCTGGTGAAGAATTACTCACATGGTTCCAGAGACGCCGGCTTCGTGATAATCCATTTAATTCAAAAGGGGCCTTGTGCAAAAAGAAAGAATAGGTAGTATTTATGGAGGGAGCAACACATGTCATCATTAAGCGTTAGATTGCCATTACGTCGCGACAGCGATGATGGCTATAAAATGATAAAAAGCATCCAAGGCATGGTTAAACAAAACTTTAAAATGTTATTATTAACCATTCCAGGAGAAAGAGTGATGATTCCAGAATATGGCGTAGGGCTCCCTCGATATTTATTCGAACTTCCTAGTAGCAATCTTGAACAAAATATTTCATCTAAAATTAACGAACAAGTAGATAAATATATGCCTTATTTACGAATAGATAATATGCAATTTAATACTTTAGCCAATGAACCAAACAGTCTACATATAGAAATAACCTATTCTATTCCTAGTTTAAATTTTAGAGATTTATTGGCACTTACTATTTAAAATAGAGGTTTTATAAATGGCCGACGATCAAAAGAAAATCATACCAATAAATTATACAAATCGTGATTTTGCTACTATTCGAAAAGATTTGACAACAATTGCCGAAAGATTGTATCCCGATACCTTTCAAGATTTTTCAGAAGGCTCTTTTGGAGCCCTTATGTTAGATGCTGTCGCCTATGTTGGTGATCAGCTATCATTTTATCTTGATTACAATGTGAATGAATCGTTTTTAGATACTGCTTACCAATATACTAATGTTTTAAGGCATGGCCGTATCTTGGGGTATAAAGACACCGGTACTCCATCAACATATGGTCAAGTAGCGCTTTTTATTATGGTACCAGCAACAGCAACCGGGCTTGGTCCAGATACAGACTATATACCAATTTTAAAACGCGGCACAAGATTTTCTTCTACTACTCGCGGCGCCTTTGTTCTTTTAGAAAATATTGACTTTAATGATCCAAAAAATGTAACAATTGTTGCAAGAGTTGATGAAAGCACTGGCGCCCCAACACATTACGCCATTAAAGCATTTGGTAATGTTGTATCTGGTTTTTTTAGTCAAGAATCTATTCGAGCCGGCTCATTTCAAAAATACAAAAGATTGGCCATGCAAGCTTCAAATGTATCTGAAATTTTAAGCGTTGTTGATTCTACCGGTAACGAGTATTATGAAGTAGATTTTCTATCACAAGATATCGTCTTTAAAGAATTGCCAAATAATAATTTTAAAAAGGACAATGTCCCATCAGTTATAAAGCCCTACCTAGTCTCTAGAAAATTTGTTATAGAACGCTCCTCTGGCGGCCGGCCAATATTGCAATTTGGCACCGGGCAAGATGGTGTAACAAATGTTGTTGCCGAGCCTCAAACTGTTGCTTTAGATGTGTTTGGAAAAGACTATGTTAGTAGCACAACCTTTGATCCAACCAAACTAAGTAAAAATGAGAATTTCGGGATAGTCCCATACGACACAGTATTGACAATAACTTATCGAGGCTCTAGCACTACAAATAGTAATATCGGTGTAGGAACATTAACTACAGTTGTATCGGCTGATTTAGAATTTACTGATGAATCAGACCTTACCGCGGCCAAAATGCAAGATGTTATCAGCTCTTTAGAGGTTAATAATGAAGAACCAATTATTGGAAACGTTACGGTACCTAATTCAAGCGAGGTAAAGAGAAGAATTTATGATACTTTCCCGACACAAAATCGTGCTGTAACACAGGCAGATTATGAGAATTTAGTATATCGCATGCCAGCAAAATATGGCTCAGTAAAGAGATGTTCGATGCAAAAAGATCCTGACTCTCTTAAGAGAAACTTAAATGCTTATGTTATTTCAGAAAACAGGCTTGGCAAACTAACAAAAACTAATTCTACTATTAAAAATAATTTAAAAACTTGGTTAAATCATTATAGAATGGTAAATGATACGATTGATATTTTAGATCCTTATATTATCAATCTTGGAATTCAATTTATAGTTAAAGCACAAGTTAACGCTAACAAATATACAGTATTAAATGCGTGTGTTAACGCTTTGACGCGCAAATATAAGACTAGTTTTTATATAGGAGAGCCCTTTTATATTAGTGATGTTTACCAAGAACTTAAATCGGTTACTGGCGTTTTAGATGTCGTAAAAGTAAAATTAGTTAATAAAACGGGAACAGTCTATTCTAGTGTTATACTCGATATTAATGACAACCTATCCCCTAATGGAGATTATTTAATCATCCCTAAGAATGCAATTGTAGAAATTAAATTCCCAGCAGTTGATATTAAAGGAAAAGTTAGATAATGGCGATTAAAAAATATGTAGCCGATGCTGATACAACTATAGTTAATGCATATCAACCAAGTTTAACTAATCGTGGCACTGGCTCAAACATGGGTGAAGCTGATGTATTAGAAGTGTTTTCTATCTATGGAAGACAAACAACTAGTTCTGCAGAATTGTCGAGAGCTTTAATTAAGTTTCCTGTAAACACTATTTCTACTGATAGAACAAACGGTGTAATCCCAGCTAGTGGCAGTGTAAGCTTTTATCTTCGTATGCATGATGCACAACATTCGAAAGCTGTTCCACGAGATTTTAAGTTAGCTGTTTTATCTGTATCCCAATCCTGGGAAGAAGGCATCGGTTTAGATTTAGAAGGCTACGCAGATAAAACTTTTGGTAAAATTGGCTGTAACTGGATGTCTGCATCTAAAACAGCGTATTGGACAGACAAATCCGGCCAACTCCTTGCGGGCGGCTCATATCATACGTCAAGTACTGCGTCAGAAGAAGTATTTTTACTAACACAGTCTTTTTCAACAGGAATAGAAGATTTAGAATTAGACATTACACCGTTAGTAGAGCAGTGGATCGCCGGAACATATTCAAATTATGGGGTAGGCGTACACTTATCAGCAAGCTATGAGGCTTTTTGGTCTGGTTCTGCCAACCTCGTTACGAGCAGAGGGCCACCCGGAGTAATAGATAACAAGGGCGCCGATGATACGACACAAAGTGTCTTGTATAACCCAAGTGGCTCAAAATCATCTTATTATACTAAAAGATTTTTTGCGAGAGGTTCACAATATTTCTTTAAGCGCCCAAGTATTGAAGCAAGATGGAATGATATAGTTAGAGATGATCGCGCCGATTTCCGATTTAGCAGTTCTTTGGCCCCCGCGGCAGACAATTTAAATACATTATATTTTTATAATTATGTTCGTGGACAATTAACAGATATACCAAATTTAGGGTCGGACAAGAGAATTTATATAAGTATTTTTTCGGGCTCATCCGGCGGATTCTACGGTAGCTATGCAGATAATGTAGCGCCCGCCGACCTCCCAGTATCGGGCACCACAGGAAGTATACAAATTTTGTCGGCCGATGATGGAGGCAGCGTCCGAAGCGGTTATCTAACCGTTGTAACAGGCGGTATTGTGTCAACAGGAATTTACAGTGCATCATTTGCCTTTACAGGATCGTCAACACTAGAGACAATATATGATGTATGGTTTACGGGTAGTCACAATACTATAAATGCATACGATGCACTAACACAATATTTTACCGGCTCAGCTAAAACAATAACCCCGCGCGCCTCCAATACGATTTCAAGACCAAGTTACTATCTTAATGTTACAAATTTGCGCAATAGATACAACAGCAACGACACTGTGCGATTTAACCTATACGTTAGAAACAAGAACTGGTCTCCAACTATCTACAATGTAGCAAATTCAACTGTTGAAACCACCACAATTCATAGTGCATCTTATAGAGTTTATAGGACGCTAGACGCCTACGAAGCAGTTCCTTACGGAACAGGAAGCGAGCTGCATACAGGGCTTTCTTATGATGTTTCAGGAAATTATTTTGATTTTAATATGAAACTTTTAGAGCCTGGATATGAATATGCATTTAAATTTGCTTTCTATGATAATAAACTAAAAACATGGATTGAGCAAGACACCGCGTTCAAATTTAGAGTAGAAAACTATGAGTATTAAAAAGCTTTTTCAATCTACAGAGGAAGTCAGAAGTTACCAAGCCGATACAACACAAAAAGATTTATTCGAAGATGTTGAATCGGCAAGAAACGCTGAGGCAATAAAAGAGCAACAAGAAGCTTATATTGCCCCTGTTGATTATTCAAAGCCGCAACAATTTGCTAGATATGGATCTGCGTATTTATATTATAAAACAGCAATTGATCGTATCCTCGATTATTATCCATATGATGGCTCAGACGCTGAAATAAATGAATTTGCTAATAAAGCTCTAGGCGTTGATAGATATGTATTTAATAACGTTTATCCGCGCACAAATGGCTATGCAATTTTCAGTCCGGATGACTCGGGCAACGGGTGGGGAGATACCGGTTCTCTTCCGTCCGGTTATGGCCTGCCGAGTACATTAGAACATATCACTTTTAAAGGTGGTCCTGGAACAGGTTCGTTCGCGTCGGGCAGCAGCTTAAAAACGATATCATATAATGAACAAAATAGCAAGTTTCAACACGCCAATATATATGACGAAGATATTTATACGACTGCGGGTCTCCCATCGAATTATGGATCGGGGTCTCGTGAATCAAACTTAAAATCGAACTTTGAGCGCGGCGTTACAATAGAATTTTGGGCAATAACGGGCTCTGATTGTTCTCTAGATCATTTAGGCGTTCGAACTCAGAAACAAGTACTAGTAGATATTTGGAACGGTAGCTTGTCTGGTTCGCTCGACTATAGTAGAATTACAATTGAGTTAAACGCATCTGCTAGCAGTGGCACCTCTCCGTTTTTAATTACTGCTCTGTCTGGAACAGCTTCTGGATCCTATTGCGCTGGTATTTTCTCGAACTCCGTAGGAAAGAGTATTACAGTTGACACACTCTCTTCGTGGCATCATTATGCATTAGTTTTGCAAAACTCTGGAAGCGATCTGATAACAAAGTTCTATCTTGATGGTAAGCTAAACCACATGTCTTCCTCTGCTAACTCTAAGCTAGGAGAATTGACAGCAAAGAACATGAAAGGCCGTATCGGCGCACTTCTAACAGCGCCTTCTGGAACAGTGCCAGCCGATCCAACGTCTCTAGCAGGTGCCGGAAAACTTTCTGGCTCAATTGACGAATTCCGATTCTGGAAGGTTGCGAGAACAGCCAAAGAAATTGGAACAAGTTGGTTTACTCAGGTCCGCGGAGGTGTTAACACGGACATTTCTAATACCGAATTAGGCCTATATTATAAGTTTAACGAAGGGATCACGGGTACCGCAAGTGTTGATCGTACAGTTTTAGACTATGGTGGTCGTATTGCAAATGGTGTTTGGACAGGATATAGCTCCAATTCAAGAAATACAGGCTCTGCAATAGTTTCAGCCTCCGCAGCAGCAACAGAGTATGAAGACCCAATTGTATATGCATCTCATTCAGATGTTACATCACTTAAGACTTTGCTTTTGGCTACCGGTTCTTATCACGATTCTACTAACAACAATATGATTCAGAGCTTAGCACCATCTTGGGTTATTGAAGAACATGATGATTCAGAAAATAATAATTTAAATTATCTTTCACATATTATCGGCGTTTATTTCGATAAATTATTTTTGCAGATTACAAGCTTACCGGGAATAAAACAGACAAATTATCCAAGCTCATCTCACAAGCCGCTGCCTTTCGCAGAGCACTTGCCCCAAAGTTTAGGTCTATACACACCAGAGCTTTTTATTGATGCGTCGATAATGGAAAAGTTCTTAAACAGAAATGAGACATCGTTATTTGAGGGCGACTTAGACGAAACAAAGAATTTAATTTACATTAATTTGTATAATAATCTCGCCAACATATACAAAAGCAAGGGTACTCACCGCGCCATTAGAAATGTTTTTAGATGTTTTAATATTGATGAAAATCTGCTTAAATTAAATGTTTATACAAACAATCAAACATATGAGCTTAAGAATAATTTAAAACAATATGTTACCAATAAGAAATTTTTAAACTTTAATACAGCTAGTAATCTAGGTGCCGTGGTATATCAGGCTCAAGACCGTGCTCACGCAACTGCAACAATAACCTTTGCTGGAGCAGCGAGCAACGGCGACAGTATTACAATAGTCGATACTGCTGGTACAAGCAAAACATATGCTGTTGCATCTGCTACCGATGCGGCTTCGGGAGAGTTTGCAGGCGAACCGGCCGGCGGCATGAACGGCTTAGCTAATGGTTTGGCATTATGTATTGCAAATGCAGCAGGTCACAATGGAACAATTACTACTTCTGCAACTGCAACAGGCCAAATTACTTTGACACAGGCTGTTGGTGGTACCGCTGGAAATACTACAATTACCAAAGGTAGGTTTGCAACTGCAACAATAACATTTGCTGGGGCAGCGAGTAATGGTGACACTATTACAATAGTCGATACTGCTGGTACAAGTAAGACATATACTGTCGCATCTGCTACTGACGCAGCTGCGGGGGAGTTCGCGGGCGAACCAGCAGGCGGCATGAACGGTTTAGCTAATGGCTTGGCATTATGTATTGCAAATGCAGCAGGTCACAATGGAACAATTACTACTTCTGCAACTGCAACAGGCCAAATTACTTTGACACAAGTCGGCGCCGGTTCCGATGGAAATACTACAATTACCAAATCTGGCTTAGGCGTAGCGACAGTTGTGCAATGGAGTGGTGGTACAGATACAGGCTTAGGCGTAGCGACAGTTGTGCAATGGAGTGGTGGCGCAGGTAATGACGAAAGCCTTGGGTATATCTCGGGTTCACTAGCGGGCCAGTCTGGCGGCCATGGCTATGAAGACAAATATGGCCTTACAGTAGAAGCTGATATTACATTCCCATACTATTCATATGAAAAAGAGGATTTTCCCCGCACATTCTTAACAGCATCACTCTTCGGGATGCATACTGTTGATACAGGAAGCGCTGATTCAAAGAGCGGCACTAACACGGGATTTGTATCCAACTTAGCTACTGCTCAACCTGACCTCGCCAACTTCCAGGTGATGGCCATTAGGCCCCGCGGGAAATCTAAGAATGTTTATTTCCAACTAACATCATCAAACTATCCTTACCCGATCTCTTCAGATATTCACAGCGCCATTACCAGTAGTATATTTTTCAATGTATATGACCAAGAACGTTGGAATCTATCTGTCAGAGTAAAGCCTAGTACCTATCCACTTGCGGGAATAGTTAGTGGCGCCTCATCCACCCACCCTGGAATAACCGCACCCGTGGGCTTAACGTATACATACGATGTTATATTCCGCGGCGTTAGCACGGGAGTTGACTCTCCATCAAAGAGTTTCGAAGTAACGGGATCCATGACCCGGGCCGCCGGAGAATATTTTCTTCGCTCAGCGAAAAGAGTTTATACTGGAGCGCGAAGAACAAATCTTACTGGTGCGCTTCTAAACCAATCTGATGTATTGGTTTCATCAATTAAATATTGGGCAAAATATCTCGATAATAGTGATTTAAACCAACATGTCGATGATTTCGAGAATTATGGAATATCAGATTCATATAGAAATATTTCTGCATTAGATCCAGGTCTCGAAATGACTGACGGCACCAACACCCGATTGGATATTCTTAATTTAAACACCCTAGCCTTAAACTGGAATTTTGTTAATGTGTCTAGTTCGGGCGATGCTAGCAGCCCTCTGTCTAGCAGTTTTTATGTAACAGATATTAGTTCTGGTTCCGCGCTGCTTAGGAATAATTATGGCTGGGTTGGTAATTTGGCAGGATACCAGCATACAGGATACGGAGCACATTTTCCAACAGCATCAACAACAGTTGTCAACAAGCAACTGGTTAATACATATAAATTTATTGATCCAGAACAAGCAGTTTCGGCCGATATGATTAAAATTTTATCGGATGATGACAGAGTATATGGTGTTGTAGAGACCGTACCAAATTATTATTATACCCTAGAAAAGAGCATGTATGGTGCAATTTCGGAAGAGATGTTGGATTTTTTTGCCGGGGTCGTTGACTTTAATAATGTTATTGGAGAACCCGTCAACAGATATCGGGAACGATATAAGAATTTAGAAAAATTAAGAGAAATTTTCTTTAGAAAAGTAACAACAGTATCGGATGTAGAAAAGTTTATTGAATATTATAAATGGTTTGATGACACGCTTTCTATAATAATTGGCCAGCTTTTACCGGCCTCAGCAGAGTTTTCTTCCGATGTTTATAATACAATTGAAAGCCACGCCCTTGAAAGAAATAAATACAAGACCCCATACCCAACATTAGAGTTTGAGGAGCCAGATCTAAATCAAGCACTTGAAGGCGTCAAGGCCGGCTCTTATGATTGGCATCAAGGATCTTCCAACATCACGGCTTCCCCTCGTGATACTAAAACTAGATTAGCCTTTTGGCGTGAGCGCGCCCTTAGATCAGCAGAGGAAATCACTGCAAGGAAAGATCTTCCCAGCAACACTACTTTGGCCGATATTATTGACTCACAAAGAGAAACAATTCGTAAAGTTTCTTGGTCATCACCTCGAATGAGTCAAAGCTTTCCAACTTCATTTACTGATCAAGGAGCAGTATACCAAAGCAGAGAATTTGCAAAGAGAAATTTCAATAAAATTGCAATTGAAACAGTAGACAAAATTGATGCTATTGGAGGAGGAGTTAATTTTGAACAATCAAAAAACATTCACTTTACTTATGATGCATTATACCCGGCCGGCCCAATAAACTTAGCGGATGGCAGTTACACACCAGAAAATGTATTGGTTGGGTTCACAGAAGATGTTGTAAAATTACAAAAGCTTGAGATGTTAGACTCTAACCTCACTAATAAGAAAATTAAACGAAACATTAAAGTTCAACATGGTAGAGATTGGGAAGATGGCTTAGGAAAGTTAAACGTTAGATCGGCTATAGCATTCCCGTTCAATATAATGAGTTCTTCAGTTGTAAGTGGTTATAATAAAGCTGTTGTCAATTTAGTAACTGCAAGCATAGAAATTACCAACTTACATAATGATGTGTATGGTCGCGACATGGAGGTGCCAATGCAAGGCCCCTTTACAAACCATGTTGTCGGCGGCCACCAATCCCGCCACGTACCAATAAATTACGGTTCAGACAGCTATTCAAGTCGACCCGAAGCTTGGAAATTATTATTAGGCAGATGTGTAGATGATACTGTTACCAGCGGCGCCATTGGTCTCGTCGGCGCCGACTACCCCTGGCCAGAAGCTAACGATCCAGGTTCAACACCATATCCTATGACAGCTTCTCAAAAGGCTGTATATTATAGAGATTTAGTTGCCAAGAGCCCAGTTAATATTAAAAATATTCTTCTTACTAGCGGCTCTACTCCTGGTTCTGTGAAGCTTGGAAATTATCGTAAAAACTATGAAGTCGTTAGTACCTTTGGCGCCTATGCCAACCCTAGGTGGTTTCTGGATCACCAACCAGTATTGCCGGCAACAATTACAGACCAAGGTAACTTAACTGCTTCAAGTGTAGTGGGAACAATTTTGGCAATCGAGCGCGCCGAAAATATTGGACAGGGTTTCAAGCCAGATCATTTTGATTGGGATATAGGATATTTAGTAACCGACAATAGCAGTTCTGCCGATAATAAATCTATCATTACACAGCGATTTGGTGCCCCCGGAGGCAGAGAGACATCCGCAAGAATGATGAGAGACATCCGCTCCGGCGAATTTTCAGTCTACAATACCTTAAATAATCGTAACTTAACAGTTATAAAGCCTTCACAAGGGCCGGCCAACACATCCACCGTGACAGGCGCCCTCGACGAGCCAGTTGGCATCCGCGTTTCTGATATTCATTTTGAAGACTATGGCTTAAACTCTCATGTCTCTCGCCATAGTGCACAGTTTGGCTTAGATGCACTGCAATCTGCAGATTATTTATTAACTACTGACTTAGTTACGCCCAGTTCTGGTAGCACATATACATATAGATCCAAAGATTCACTACAGGGTTGGTGGCGATTAAATACAGATGTTTTTGCATCCGGGGACGCAATAGATAGCAGCGGGAAAGACCGTGCCGGCTCTATTTCCCCCGCCGGCGACCGGCCGAGGTTTGATCCATACAATTATCCGGCCGAAAAAATTCAAACAGCCACATGTATTTTTGATGGCACCGACGATCAAATAGATATTGGTACCTCAGTGGTATGGGATAAAATTATTGGGAACAATACATCTGCCGGCTCAACCCAATTAATGACTTTTTCAGCTTGGGTTAATGTGGCGCCAGGGTCCGGCCTCGACCGAATACTTGATTTTGGCAACCGGGATATTGTACTCATTACTCATGGCACAAGTAAATACGTTGGTTTTGAAACATCATGGAATGGCTCTACCATCACAAAGGTGACGGCCAACAACACAATTGAAACGGGCAAGTGGCACCATATTGCCGTTACATACGATGCCAACACCACAGGTAATGTGCCCAAAATATATATTGATGGTGAACACATAGCCGTAACAGGCGGCTCCCCATCGGGAACATGGGATGGCATTTCCGGAGTCAACTGTTATATTGGTGGCTATACTGCTTTTTTCACGGGTCGCTTGGCCGATATTGCAGTCTGGAATTCAATACTGCATCTAGACGAGATCAAAGCACTTTATAACTTTGGTTCTACTTTTGATTCTCGCCCAAGTATGTTTAAGACTAATAGAAACCCAAAAAGAAGAGCCACCATGGAAATTGGCTACAACCAGCAAACTCTTGACGGCATAACAGGATCAACCTATCGGTATGATAACCTTAATGTTCAGCATCCAATTCCACAAATGGACCGACAATATTCATGGGTAGCGAACTCGATTGTTAAATCTGATGATTTACGATATTTCGGAAGGGCTACTATTGATGG